CAGTTGTGATTAGTATTGACGACAGCACAGCCGCCGATCTGGAAGCATCAGGTGTCAAGCTCCGCGAATACGAAGGCACCAAGCAGCGTAAGTTTAGCACCAAGTACGATGTTCCTGTGATGGACGCGGAAGGTAATCCTTTCAAGGGTCGCATTGGCCGAGGCTCTAAGGTGCGTATCATGTATGCAGAGGGTCAGCCACATCCAGTACACGGTGTGTCAACCTATCTCAACAAGATCAAAGTTCTTGAGGTCGCAGAGCAGGAAGGCGGAGAGAACTTCTGATGACAGCAGAGTCAACCTTTGTTCAACATGAGTCATGCCCGTCGTGTGGCTCATCTGACAATCTGGCTCGGTATAGTGATGGACATGCAGTCTGCTTCTCTGGGGGCTGCAACCATTACGAACACGGCAACGGCCAGATAGGTCAGGCAACACAACGTAAACCAATGAGGTCATTAGAAATGACAGGTGTTATAGCAGCGATACCCGACAGACGTATCTCACAGTCCATATGCCAGCGGTATGGTGTGACAGTGGAGTACGGAACGGATGGGACAATATCCAAGCATCACTACCCGTATCACAGTAAGGAAACAGGTGCGGTGACAGGAACCAAGGTGCGGATCACCGAATCAAAATCATTCTATGCAACAGGAGATTTTAATGACGCGGGTCTCTTCGGCCAACAGGCGTTTAAATCAGGCGGTAAATACATCACGATCACGGAAGGCGAGGCAGACGCAATGGCTGTCAACGAGATGTTCGACGGCAAGTGGCCAGTCGTCTCAATCAGATCAGGTGCAGCAGGAGCAGCCAAGGACATCAAAGCCAACCTTGAATGGTTAGAGTCCTTTGAGAATGTGGTCATCTGTTTTGATAACGACAAGGCAGGACAGGAGGCAGCCAAGTCAGTGCTTAATCTGTTCACCCCCAACAAAGCTAAGAACGTTACGCTGCCCATGAAGGATGCAGGTGACATGCTCAAGAGCAATCAGGTGCAGGGTTTTGTCAAGGAGTGGTGGAACGCTAAGACATTTAGACCGGATGGTATTGTCTCAGGTTTAGATACTTGGGATATGCTACAAGAGCAGCGGGATGTCAAGTCCATACCGTATCCTTGGACTTGCTTGAACGAGTACACCTATGGCTTTAGGCGTAAGGAGTTAGTCACCATTACCTCAGGGTCAGGCATGGGTAAGAGCCAGATCATGCGAGAGCTGGAGCACTACCTGCTCGGAGCAACGGACGATAACATCGGTATCCTAGCACTAGAGGAAGACATCCCCAAGACTACGCTAGGTATCATGTCCATTGAAGCCAACAAGTTGTTACATGTACCAGAGGTACGGGCCGAGACTACACCAGAGGAGGAGCGAGCTTATTGGGAACGCACCTTCGGGCTAGACCGCTTGCACTTACTGGATCACTTCGGCAGTACCAGTGAAGATGACCTGCTAGGACGCATACGTTACATGGCCAAGGGACTGGACTGCAAGTGGATCATACTAGACCACCTCAGTATTGTAGTCAGTGACCAGTCTAACGGTGACGAGCGTAAGGCTATCGACAGCATTATGACTAACCTCCGTAAGATAGTTCAAGAGACAGGCGTTGGGTTGTTCCTAGTGTCACACCTGCGTAGACCAAGCGGTGCCAAGGCACACGAGGACGGCGGTAAGATCAGCTTGGGTGAGCTACGTGGTTCAGCAGCCATTGCACAGCTCAGTGATATGGTGATAGGTTTAGAGCGTGACCAACAGAACGCTGACCCTGAGGTACGCAACACCACTACGGTACGTGTACTTAAAAATAGATTTGTTGGCTTGACTGGCCCCGCATGTTACCTGTACTACGATAAGGAGTCCGGTCGCATGATTGAGACAGCTTGCCCTACAAATGATGAAGCGGAGTTTTAAAATGGCTAATAGAGTTGGACAGTATTATATCTCAGAGACAGATATAGCAGACCCTGCTATGATTAACGAAACAATTAACGAGCTTGAGAGGCTAGGTAAGACTAAAGTTTATCCTTATGGGGCAGGACAGGTGTGCTTTCATCATAGAAAGTGTTACTTTTTTATATCACCACATACGATGCAATGGGCGCCAAGACACAAAGCTAATCAGAAATGGTATCGGGGCTATAATAACATAGCTGAGATTTTAGATTCTATTAATGGGTGGTGTGATTATAGAGATAGAAAACAGCAGGTGAGTTAATGAAGCAGATTGTATTTGACATTGAAGCCAACGGTTTAAAACCTACAAAGGTCTGGGTAATTGTTGCCAAGGAGCTAGATACCAGTGAGACGCACACGTTCTCAGGTGATACGCTGCTGTCGTTTAACGATTACATTGCAGGTCTTGGAGAGTGTGAGATTATAGGACATAATATTATCGACTATGACATCCCTGTCCTAGAGCAGCTGCTAGATACGGACTTCAGCAAATGCAAAGTGACCGACACACTGGTCATGTCACGACTAGCTAACCCTTCACGAGAAGGGGGCCACTCGCTACGTAACTGGGGCGAGAAGTATTTAAACCAAGCTAAAGGAGAGCACAATGATTGGGATACTTTTTCGCAGGATATGGTGGACTATTGCGAGCAAGACGTTAATGTTAATGTGCTGGTGTACAAGAGATTACTTCTTGACCTTGCAGATTTTGGAGCTGAAAGCATTAGCCTTGAACACCAAGTACAAAGCATTGTATCAGCTCAAGTTAAAAGAGGCTGGACGTTAGACCAAGAGAAAGCCTTTGTGCTGTTAGCGCAGCTTAAGGAAAAGAAGTTTGATCTGGAGGATGAGGTACAGAAGGTATTCAAACCCTTGCCTACCTACATCAAGGAGATTAAACCTAAGATTAAGAAGGACGGTAGTATGTCTGTTGTCGGCCTGAAGTTTTTAGGTGATGACTGGGATTCAGTAGGTGGCGAGTTTAGTCGCATCGACTTCCCTGTGTTCAACCTTGGATCACGACAGCAGATAGGACGTTACCTCCAGTACTTCGGCTGGAAGCCTAAGCAGTTTACTGAGACAGGACAAGCCATCGTAGATGAGGCGGTGCTGAGTACAGTGAAAGGAATACCAGAGGCTTCTCTGATTGGTGAGTACCTGATGATACAGAAGCGTGTCGCACAGGTGCAGAGCTGGCTAGAGGCAGTCGAGGATGACGGTAGAGTACACGGGTACGTCAACACTAACGGTGCTGTGACAGGACGGATGACACACTCCAGTCCAAACATGGGACAGGTGCCTGCGGTCTACTCGCCTTACGGCAGAGAGTGTAGGGATGTGTGGACAGTACCGGAAGGTTACAAGCTGGTAGGTATGGATGCCTCTGGACTAGAGCTACGGATGTTGGCACACTACATGAACGACGAGGCATATACAAATGAAATACTCAACGGAGATATACACACGGCAAACCAGTTGGCTGCGGGCCTTGAGACTAGAGATCAAGCTAAGACTTTCATCTACGCTTTCCTTTATGGTGCAGGAGACTCCAAAATCGGAAGCATCGTTGGTGGAACTAGAAAGGATGGTCAGAGACTTAAGGAAAAGTTCCTCAGAAATACGCCAGCTCTTGGAGATTTACGAGCACGAGTTGGACTGGCGGCTGCAAGAGGCTTTGTTTATGGCTTGGATAGGAGACGGGTCACCATACGATCAGAACACGCTGCATTAAATAGTTTACTCCAGTCAGCAGGGGCTATCGTTATGAAGAAAGCCTTGTGTTTACTGCACGAGTATGCTATACTATGGGGTATAGACTTTCACTTTATAGGTAACATACATGATGAAATCCAGACAGAAGTTAGACAAGAGAAAGCAGAGGTTTTCGGAAGGCTGGCAACAGCTTGTGTTGAAGCTGCCGGAAACTACTACGAACTCAACTGCCCACTCGCAGGAGACTACAAAGTTGGAAACACATGGGCCGACACCCACTAATCCTACCCTTGGGAAGGGGAAGTATTACAAGGATAACAAAGAAACACATGATATAAATAACGCAGGGAGAATGTGGGTAAATGGTAAGTATGTGTCAAAGGCGCACCCACTGTACAAAGCAGGCAGATACAAAGGTTTTGAAGATGCAGCCTTTAGTTCCTTAGAGAACTACAAAGACAACCCACAGGGTCAGGTGTATATAATCACGAACCCTGCATGGGAAGGTTGGGTAAAGGTTGGGATGGCAGTAGACGCAATGGATAGAGCAGGTAACTACCAAACGTCCTCACCTTTCAGAGACTACCAGTTATTGTATACCTACGATGTAGATGACAGGAGAGCAGCGGAGGCAGCAGCACACGCAAGACTAGCAAAGGAATGTGACAATATAAACGAGTGGTTCAGGTTGCCACACGCTATAGCCAACGAACTGATACTGGAAGTGATACATGAGCACTAATAAAACAACGGATAATTTAGTAGCGGATATCTATTCACTGATGGAAAGCAAGGATGCTGACCCATCTGTAGATGTGGAGGCAGAGATAGAGAGGTTCGGAGAAGGTGTCAAGGCACTGATGCGTACTGAGTTTGGTCGGGAGAAGCGAGAGGATAACCGGAGGCTACGCCTCAGTAACATCGGCCGCACTGACCGTTACCTTTGGAATCACTTCAATGGAACTAAAGGTGAAGAGTTGCAGCCACACACCTACGTCAAGTTCATGTACGGTCACTTGATTGAAGAGATGTTATTGTTCTTGACACGCATGGCCGGACACAGCGTGACTGACGAGCAGAAGGTATGTAAGGTAGACGGTATCGTAGGCCACATGGACTGCAAGATTGACGGTGTTGTTACTGATGTCAAGTCAGCGAGCAGCTTTGGGTTCAAGAAGTTTAAGGATGCTAGCTTAGTAACTGATGATTCGTTTGGCTATATAGATCAGATCAAAGCCTACGCTCACTCAGAAGGCGAGACACAGGTAGGTTGGTTAGCAATGGATAAAGCTAACGGCCATCTCACCTACCTTAAGTATGACTTGGAGAACACTGACAACGAGAAGCTCAAGGAACCTATCGTTGACAGGATCAAGCACATCAAGCAGGTAGTGGAAGGGACTGAGCCTACACGCTGGTGCCATCAGCCAGTACCGGATGGTAAGTCAGGTAATAAGAAGCTAGCTGTTGGTTGTTCTTACTGTCAGTTCAAAGAGCATTGCTACCCTAACATGAGAGTCTTTACTTACTCTTATGGGCCTAAGTATTTGATAGATGTAGTAAAGGAACCCAAGGTACAGGAGGTAATGCCAGATGAAGAAGGCTTTTAGGTCAGGGCTAGAGAAGGATTTGTCTGAGAAGCTAGACGGGCAGTACAAGTTTGAACCTTACGGGCTGCCCTATACTATACACAGGAAGTACATACCGGACTTTGTACACGAAGAGAAGGCAGTACTGATAGAGTGTAAGGGTTTCTTTAGGGTAGGTGACACACAGAAGTACACAGCCATTAGAGATTCAATGCCGGAATGGGAGTTAGTCTTTGTGTTGTCAAACCCCAGCAAGAAGGTACGTAAGGGCGGTAAGATAACGATGGGACAGTGGTGTGACAAGGAAGGATTCAAGCACTATACTATTGAGACAGCAAAGGAACTGACACGCTACATTAAAAGGAAGAAAGTATAATGGCAATGACATTAGAGGAATTAAAAGAAAAGATAGTAATGTCTCTTGATGAAGACTTGACATGTGAACTGTTAGCCATCTCAACACAAGACTTATTAGATGCATTTGAAGATAGACTGATTAGAAACTTTGACCGTATAGCGGAGGACTTTGAAGATGAGTATTAATAAAGCAACACCAGAAATGTGGGACGCGCTACGTATGGAGCATCCGCCTATTGAGAACAATCCACTAACAAACGCACTAAAGAGCTACGCAGCAGAAGCAGAGAAAGAACTAAAAGAAGAAGAAGAAGAAGACATGGTTGGCTCTCCTAGGCACTACAACACAGGCAACATTGAGTGCATTGAAGCCATTGAAGAGTCTATGTCCAGTCATGCATTCAAAGGCTACC